TATTAGAAAACATTTATACCCTTGTGGTGGATAGGAGTCGAAGCCTTGAAACCGCAAGGGTATTTTATTTTAAGCAAATGGATAAATTACAATGGTTTAAGTTTACGATTAGTGACTGGGTTATGGGTAAGATCATGCGATGCCCAGAGGTTACTCAAGCAAGGTTTATCTGGTTATGCTGCCAGTATTGGAATAAAGAATGTGTAATGAATTATGATGATGCTGAGTTAGAGATTGAAAAAGAGCATTTAACTATTTTATTGCAGAAGAGAATTATTTTATTAGATGGTGATTATATAAAAATTAAGTTTTTAGATAGCCAACTGATTGATATTTTAGAAGTTAGTAAAGGTAGAAGTATAGCTGCTAAAGCTAAATGGGATAAATTCTATGATAAAAAGACCGATGCAAATGCTATGCAAGTCTATGCAAATGCAGAGCAAATGGATGCAAGTGCATTGCAAAACTCTGCAAGTGCTATGCAAAACGATGCAGATAAGATAAGAGTAGATAAGAAAAGAATATATATACCTTCTCTCTCTGAGGTTGAGTTGTATTTTAAAGATAATGGCTATACAAAAGAATCAGCAATAAAAGCATATAATTTTTATGATGTTGCTAATTGGGTTGATAGCAAGGGTAATAAAGTTAAGAATTGGAAGCAGAAGATGCAAGGCGTATGGTTTAAGGATGAGAATAAAGCTGCTACTTTGCAGTACATAGATTTTAGACCGGGCAACTGATGATTAGGAAATTCAAAGATATTCAGGACTCTCTAATTGAGATGCGTGAAAAAGGAAATCCTAGAGGCGAAAATACAGGCTTTGCTTGTTTAGATGAATTTTATTCCATAAAGGAAGGTTCTTATACGTTTATTCTTGCGCCTCCACATCAGGGCAAATCTGAGTTTGCTTTTGAGTTAGCATTTACTCAGGCAGAGAAATACGGCAAGAAAACATTAATCTATTCTCCAGAGACAGGAAGCACAGAGGACATCTATGCTGAGTTTATTCATAAGTACACAGGTAAACCATTCTACAAATCTATTCCCGGAGCCGTAGAGGATAAACAGTTTTATAATGCCGTAAATTACATAGATGAGATGTTTTCTATTGTAGATAGCGATGAGAGAGCCTATGGCTTTAATGATTTAATAAAATTAGTAAAGGATGAGAAAATAATACTGACGGATCCTTACAATGAGTTAAAGCATGACATGAGCGAGTACGGAAATAGGCAGGATTTATACATAGAGGATTTATGTGGTGATATTCGCAGATACTGCAAGAAAAATAAAAAGCATTGGCTCTTAACTTTGCATCCTGCCAACCAACAAGCATTAGTTGACAGATCAGGTTTAAGATATTATCCTATGCCTATGGCTAGAGAAGCGGCAGGAGGTCAAGCCTTATTCAGAAAAGCAATGACATGGATTAACCTATGGAGACCGCCAACTGGTATGTTAGATGAGAACGGAATGCCATTCGAGGATAACATAACCTTAGTACACATTGAAAAGGCTAAACCAAAAGGAGTAGCTAAAAAAGGTCAGACTAAGCTATTCTTTGATTGGAAGAAAAACAGATATTATGAATTTCCTAAACTTTACGCATTCGAACATGAAAAGTAATTTACAACTAGAGTTAGAGAGTGAAGCATTTGCTTTATACTACCAAGACAAAATAAAGAGTTCTGAGGCATTATTATCTTTCGCAGGTATAATCTGTCACCTTGATGGAGATGTACTCTTATATCGCATTAAAAACGGCTTAAACGAGAAGATTCAGGATGTTATAGATAGGAATGAAAAATTAAAGGACATTTATGACCATTTTTTTATTTTATCAGAGCAGATAGAACAAATGAAAAACATCGTAAAAAAGAATAATGCCAGAATGCTAGAGATGGAATCAGAGAATGAAAAATTAACAAAGTTATTAACCAATTATAAATCATGGGAATAAATGTACTTAGCCTATTTGATGGCATGAGTTGCGGTCAACAGGCATTAGAACGTGCAGGAATAGAAGTAGATAATTATTTTGCATCTGAAATTGACAAATATGCCATTCAGGTTACAATGGCTAATTATCCAAATACTAAGCAATTAGGCAGCGTAGTCAATGTAAATGGCTTTGATCTGCCTAAAATAGATTTATTGATAGGTGGGAGTCCATGCCAGTCATTTAGCTTTGCAGGTAAACGTAAAGGAATGGCAACTAAATGCGAAACAGAGATTTTGACATTAAACCACTATTTGGAATTAAAAGCAGATGGGTATGAGTTTGAGGGGCAGTCGTATCTATTCTGGGAGTTCATGAGGTTGCTAAACGAATGTAAGCCTAAATACTTTTTGTTGGAAAATGTAGAAATGGGCGATAAATGGGAAAAGGTATTGAGTAAAGCAATAGGAGTAAATGGAATCCATATAAATTCATCTTTAGTATCTGCACAGAATAGGAAACGTATTTATTGGACTAATATTGGTATGGAACCTGGCGGATTGTTTGGTGATTTAGTTTCAATTATAGAAAAACCAAAGGATAAAGGAATTTTGTTAAAAGATGTTTTAGAAAACAATGTTGATGATAAGTATTTTACTTACTGCTTAGATACTGGAAATACTAATGCAGTTGAAATTTTAGGTGGCGATTATAGATATGATGAAGGATTTAGGTGGAGAGACAATAATAAATCTGGAACTTTACCTGCAAGAGGCAGAAGCGAAGGCAATGATTTTTCTGGTCAAGCATTAGCTAAAATCAATAATACAATCCGCCGCCTAACACCTTTAGAATGTGAACGCCTACAAACAGTAGCAGATAACTACACAAACCATGTAAGCGATAGCCAAAGATATAAGATGCTCGGCAATGGATGGACAGTTGATGTAATTGCACATATATTTAAATATTTATGACAGTAGAAGAAAAGAGTCTGGCAATGAGTTACGTACTAAGCCAGTTGTTAATAGAAAACTTAGAAATAGTAATTTTAGAGGTTAAGGGTAAACCTGAATATGGAAGGTTTAATGATAAGCTAATGAAATTACGAGGTGCATCTAGAAATACATTTAGAGTATTAGAAAAGAATACCGGAGAATTAGATAGTTTAAAATTGGCAATAGAGGAAACATTATATAAGCTATGGGATTAAAGTATAACAACATAAAAACAGTAATTAACGGAATTACCTTTGATTCTAAAAAGGAAGCAGGATATTATGGCATTCTCAGGCTAAAAGAAAAGGCAAAATTAATAGAACGCTTTGAGATGCAAGTTAGGTATGATCTCGTAGTTAATGGAGTTAAGATTGGATTTTATAAGGCTGATTTTGTCACTTATAAACATGGCAAGGTTTTAGAGGTTATAGATGTAAAATCGGAAATGACTAAGAAATTACCAGTATATAGATTGAAGAAGAAACTGCTAAAAGCAATTTACAATATTGATATAGTGGAAATTTAATACCTTTGAATATAATTGCAGGCAAGTCGCAGGCAATGATTTTAGAATAGCAGGCATAAAAAATGAGTAAACTTAAAATATCGGATTTAACTCCAGACAATAAAAATTATAATAAAGGCACTCAATTTGGTAATTCCTTAATTGAAAAGTCATTGCGAAAATTTGGTGCAGGGAGGTCAATACTATTAGATAAAAACAATCGAATAATTGCAGGTAATAAAACCATTGAAAATGCCTATACTATTGGTTTAGATGATGTTTTAGTAGTAGAAACTACAGGGAATCAGATAGTAGCAGTAAAAAGAATGGATATTGATTTGGATTCTAAAATAGGTAGAGAGTTGGCATTGGCTGATAATGCATCTGCAAAGGCTAATATTGAATGGGATATTCCCGCTATTGAATCTGATTGGTCAAATCAGGAGGCTATGATTTGGGGAGTTGATATTAAAGAATACTCTGTTAGTAAAAATGAATCTATTGATGATAATTTTATTAAAATATCAATAGAGGCAACAAATGATGCTTTTATAGAAATGAATGAAAAGTTGCAAAATATCTGCGATGAGTATTCAGCCATAATGAAAGTAAAGTGAAAAAGCATACTAAATTATATTTAACTTATTTTGGGTATGATGAATCAGATTTTATACCATGCGAAGTATGTAATTATAAAGCAGTAGACATACATCATATAGATTGCAGAGGTATGGGAGGTAGTAAAAAAGCAGATGTAATATCTAATATAATGGCACTTTGTAGAGAATGCCATGTTAAATATGGAGACAAAAAGGACTTTAAAGAATATTTACAAGACATACATAATTCAAAGTTATGATACATAGTACAGAAGAGGCATTGCGCAGAGGTGCTAATACTCAATTTAAAAAGGGAGTATCTGGCAATCCTAAAGGAGGCATAAGAAAAATTCCGCAGTTAGATGTTTTACTAGCTGATGTATTAGGTGAGGAAAAGGATGGAATAGAGGCGGCAAAAGCCATATTAATGGCATTAAGGTCTAAAGCAGTAAAAGGAGATGTTAGGGCAGCTGAGGTATTACTAGATCGTGCCTATGGCAAAGCATCGCAAAGCCTGACATTAGATGGAGATATTAATTTTAGAGTTCCTGCTCCAAATGTTTACAATACTGCTCCTCCTTTGTCACATAGCGAGAACGAGATAGATGTTTGATTGCAGTCCAGTATTTTATGAGAATTATGAGGCTAAAGAAAAAGTCCTAATAAATCAGGGAGGTACTGCCTCAAGTAAAACCTATTCAATCATGCAACTGCTTTTCTATAACGCAGTTAATGAGGCTAGGTCAGTTATAACAGTTGCAGGAGAATCATTACCTAACTTGCGTAAAGGTGCTTACAGAGATGCTGAAAATATCTTTGCAGATAACAAATACCTACAGTCACAGTTAAAGTTCTGGAATAAAACTGAGCGAATTATCTATTTTAAGAATGGCTCACTTATTGAGTTTGTTTCGTTTGAGAATGAGCAATCTGCAAAGAATGGTAAGCGTGACTACCTTTTTGTGAATGAGGCTAATGGTATAAGCTATCAGATTTACTGGCAGTTAGCTATAAGGACAAAGAATAAAATATACATTGACTATAATCCTACTAACGAGTTTTGGGCGCATACTAAGCTGATTGGTCAGCCAGATACAAAGCTAATTATATCAGACCATAGGCATAATCCATTCTTATCAGATGAAGACCATCAAAGAATAGAGGCTATAAAGGAATTAGATCAGGAGTTATGGAATGTATATGCTAGAGGTTTAACAGGAAAGATTGAAGGCGTTATCTTTAGGAATTGGGCAATATGTGAGGCAATACCAGAGAATGCTGAATTAATTGCATTTGCGATTGACTTTGGCTTTACCAATGATCCGACAGGCATAATAGAAGTTTATAAATCAGAAGGCGAGTTGTGGGTAAATGAGATGTGCTATGAAACCAGACTAACTAACATGGATATTTGCCAAAAGCTAAGAGATTTTAAGGTAAGCCCAGAGCAGGAAATAATAGCTGATAGTGCAGAGCCAAAGTCTATACAAGAGATTTATGCTGAAGGTTTTAACATTCATGGAGCAATGAAAGGACCAGACTCCATTAAGCAAGGGATTGACATTCTTAAAAGATATAAGATAAATGTTACGGCAAATAGCCATAATCTAAAAAAGGAACTTTATTCATATATTTGGAAAAAAGATAAAACAGGCAAAATGTTAAATGAGCCGATTGATGCCTTTAATCACCTCATAGATCCTTTGAGATACGTGGCATTAAATAAGTTGGCATCTAAATTTGTACAGGAATATTCATTTGAATGGTAATTATGGGCATACTACAAAAATTCTTTAAGGCTGATATTGAAAAGGCAGCCCAAAATCAATTACAGTCTTTGATGCCCGGATTGCAGCAAAGCATAACTGCTAACCTTTACAACCAGAACGTTTTTGGATGGATTGGAAATAATCAGGTCATAGTTGATTTTTCAGATAAGATTAAATTTGTTGAAGAGGGATTCCAAAAGAACGCTGATGTTTACACGTGCATTGATATTATTAGTAAAAAGGTTGCGGAATGCGCTTACTGTCTTTATGAAGTCAAAGAGGGCGTAACTAAAAAGGATTTAAAGATATATGAGAATATGTCAATGGCTGAGGGTGCATCTGCTAAGATGAGAACATTGCAACTTAAAGAGCAGATGTTTAATCAGGTAGAAAACAATCCTATACTTGATTTATTAGCAAAGCCAAATCCTTTACAGACTTATGAAGAATGGATGACCGATCTTGCAGGGTTTTACCTATGTACAGGCGATGGTTATATATTTGGCAATGGCAAGGATGATGTGATGACTGAGAAACAAATATGGTCACAACTATACTGCTTACCTAGTCAATGGATTGAGATTATCTCAGGCGGTATGTTTGAGCCAATTAAAGGATATTCTTTGACATCTATCTATATTGAGGAAGTGCCTTTACCTGCTAATCAGGTTGTTCACTTTAAATCCTTTAATCCTGACTTTACTTTAACAGGAGCGCAATTATACGGACAGTCACCTATCAAAGCTATTTACAGAAACGTATTAAAAGAGAATGAAGGCGATAACGAATTATTAAAGCAGATACGTAATGGAGGTGCATTTGGTTTTGTTTCACCTGATGGCAATGGTGCTAATCTGACTAAAGACCAGATGAATCTGTTAAAAGAAAAGATAGTTGATGCAAAGCGTGGCGAAACTTTAATGGACAGGATATTCCCTAGTTCAGGTCCTTTGAAGTGGACTCAGATAGGAATGCCGTCTACTGACTTACAACTAATAGAATCGCTTAACATAGATACTCGCAAGATATTTACTGCTTTTCATGTTCCTATTCAATTCTCAGGTAGTGAATCAGCCTCGACAGATAATAACATGGGTTGGGCATCTAAGCAGTTAATCTATAACGCAACTGCTCCACTATCTCGCAAGATTAGAGATGCTATAAACAAGTTTGTTTGTGAGCCATACGCTAAAGCATACGGCAAGAAATATTACTTTGATTTTGACTTTAGTTCTTATCCTGAGATGCAGGAAGATATGGCAAAGCTAACGGACTGGTTAGCTAACTCATATTGGATTACTCCTGATGAGAAACGTATTGCTCAGGGTTACGATAAGATTAGCACTCCAGAAATGCAGAATATTTACGTACCGGCTAACTTAGTACCTATTGAGGAGTTATCTTTAGATCAGGCATATAACAATGCAACCATAAATGGCAAGTAGTGTTAAATATCACAAAACTTATTTAAAGCTACATAAAGAGTATGAGGCTTATGCTTATCCTATCATTAAGAATGCATTAGATGAGCAGACAAAAGCCATTACTGATTTTATAGATGATACTAACTTTGATGACCTACAGGTTTACATTCAGTTCTTAGTAAATCAAAAACCTTTATATGATGGATTAGAAAAAATCTATACAAAGGTTGGCGTATCAGCTGCGACATTCTCATACGATTGGATACGTAACTCAGTACCTAAAACAAAAAAGGATTTTATTACAGATTTCTTTAATCCTCAATGGTATATTGAGATGGTTGAGTATTTTAGATTCATTGGAGGTAATAAAGTTACAGGCATTGATGAAACTACTATTGATAAGATAAAAAATCTTTTAGCTAATATTTTAGGACAAAATTTGTCCAGAAGAGATCAGGCTAAACTGTTTGAAGAAACGCTAAACGATCCTGCATTTAACAGAGCAAGGTCTTTGGTAATTGCTAGAACAGAATCCACAACCGCAGCCAACTTTGGAATTAACATGGGTGCTGAGAGTTCTGATTATGAGGTTAAAAAGTTTTGGATTAACACAAAGGATAAGCGGACTAGGAGAACTCATTTATTAATGACTCAGGAGCCTATTGAAATAAATCAACCTTTTATAGTTGGAATAACTCCAATGATGTATCCGGGTGATCCATCGGCACCAGCTGCTGAGGTTGTAAATTGCCGTTGTGTTATGGCTACAGAAGCAACATTGGACTCAGATGGTTTGCCAATACTAAAGCCTAGAACTGCGCCTTATATTAAAGGATAATTTTGATATTTAAAAAATTAATATATTTGTAAAGATGAAAGGATTATTAGAATTTAAGAACTACAATGCCGAGATAAAGGACATGGATTCCGAAAGGATGACAGTTACAGGCTACTTTGCAAGTTTTGGCAATGAGGATTATGATGATGATATTATCATGCCCGGTGCCGCAACTAAAACAATCGCAGAGCGTGGTCCTATGGGATCGAATGAGATATTCTTTTTAAATCAGCATAACTATGCTCAACCGCATGGTAAGCCTATGGTTTTAGAGGCTCAGGAGAGAGGTATATACTTTGAAAGTAAAATAGCACCTACATCATATGGCAGAGATGCAATGATTCTTTACGCTGAGGGAATTGTAGTTCAGCATTCGATTGGTTTTTCAACTATTAAATCAGACTATGATCAAAAGACAGGGATTCGCATGATCAAAGAGATTAAATTATACGAAGGATCAAATGTAACTTTGGGCGCTAATCCTCAGACTCCATTCACAGGGTTCAAGTCTTTGACAATGGCAGAGATAAATGATCAGGTTGCAAAAATGATTAAGCTACTTAAAGATGGTAGCTTGACAGACGAAGGCTTTGGTAGGTTGGAAATAGCATTAAAGCAATTCCAATTAGAGGCATTCAATTTAGGTAAAAATTCACTATTAGATACAGAGCCGACATTAGTCACTCCAGTAAAAGATGAGCCGAATATATTAACAAGTTTAATTAACGTTTTACAAAACTAAAAAATGGACAATTTAGAATTAAAGGCTCAGGAGTTGCTAGATGCAAACAAAGCTAAAACACTAGATGAGGCAAAGACCATCATCGCAAACGCAATCAGCGAAGCTACTAAAGCAGTTGATGCAAAATTAGAAGATGCAGTAAAATCTGCAAATGTTCGTATAGACGAAATGGACAAAGCATTGCTTGAAGCCAAATCAGAAAACAACAGAATCAAAATGGATGCACAAAGCAAAGAGCCAGTATCTTTCAATAAGGCATTTGCAACTGCTATGGATGAGAACTCTGATAATTTGGAGAAATTCCGTAGAAAAGAAATCAAGCAGTTTGCAATGGAATTGAAGACTGTAGGTGATATGTCATTGGCTAACATTACTGACTTAGCTGCTGCTAACGTTCAGATGCTACCA